GCTTTTGACTCCAAGTCGCAGGTGTTGAAGGGTGCTATTCTTCGCACTGCTGGTTCTGCGATTGATTCTAAGATTGAGTCTGCTAAGCCAGCTATTGTGCAGGCTGCTACTGATTCTGTGGCTAGCACCCTGCCAGCGAAGATTAGTGAGGGTATTGCACAGGCTAAGGGTGACATTGTTCAGGCGGCTACTGATTCTATCAACAATGGGCTGCCTGACAAGATCACTGAGGCTGTGTCACATGCTAAGGACAGTATCGTGACTGAAACTCTAGAGTCTGTCGATCAGACGATTGACGGTAAGATTGATGCCGCTAAGACTGATATTTTGAAAGAGTCTGAGAAGAATGTTGCCCCGGTTGTGTCTCGGGCTATCGCTGACGCGAATATTGGTGAGCGTAATCACGGTTTCGGGCAGCGTAACATCTCAATGGTTACCTATTACTGGCCTGATTACTACAACCGCGACCAACCAGGCAAAGTATCCCAGTGGGATAAGACTCTGCTGTTTGGTGATACGCTCGGCATTGTCATTTTGAACAAGTCTAGCGGCAACTGGGGTGACAAGGTTGATAATGACTTCTTGACTCAGGGAAAGCTTGCTGAGGCGGCTGGCGCTAAGTTTGTGGCTTTCTACTTGCAGACTCGGTATGGTGCGAATAGTGAGTTTGCTACGCCTGCGTATTTTGAGCGTATCCGTAAGAACCTGAATGTGTCTGCTGATGCTGTGCGCGAGGACACTGAGGAAGCTATTCTTGCTCAGGTGCGCAACCTTGTAGCTTGGTACAAGAAGGGCGGGCTGACTAAGTTCGCTATCTTCCTTGATGAGGTTGTGAACGGCTGGGATGATGAGCAGAAGGCTATCATGCCGTACTATAAGCGCCTGTACGGGAAGATCAAGGAGATCGCTGGGCAGGATACTTTGGTTATTATTAACCCTGGGTCTAATACTCGCCCTGAGATGATGGACGCGTGCGACATTGCGTTAACCTATGAGTCTAACGCACAGAAGTATATTGACGCGAAGGTGACTGATATTCACCCGCGCCATTATGACGGTATGCCGTCTTGGCGTTTCTGGCATGTTGTGCATGGTATCACTAAGGATAATGTTGATGCTGTGTTTGCTAAGGCTGATAAGGCAGGCATTGGGCACCTGTATGCTACTGACCGCACGTTTGCGGTTGGTAATGGTAGCGAGGATGAACCAGACCAGAACCCGTATGATAAGGCACCTGCTGAGTGGGTTGCTGACCGTGCTAAGGCGTGGATTAATAATGTGTTGCCGTTTGAGAAGCGTGTTTCTCAGTTGGAGACTGTGCAGGTTGTGAACGGTCGTGCATATTCTATCCCGGATGGTACGGATATTGCCTGGTTTTTCTTGCTGAATAATGTGACTCACCCGCAAGGCGTGACGTGGCAGACCAAGAATGGTGCGGCACCTGCTAGTGGTCTGGTTATTCTGGTGCGTGCAGGCGAACACCTCTACGGTATCGTACCCGGTTCCGACGGTTGAAGAGAACAAGCGGTCGGTAACGGTGAGTATATAGCGGATGCTGATAATGTTCCTCCGCCAGCTAACCTGCGCGTCACCGCAGACGTGTCTAATATGACTGTGAATTGGGACGCTGTGGATGGTGCTACTGGGTACCAGATCGCTATTGATGGGTCTTCGCCTACTTCTGCTCAGCCTGGGCATGTGTTCACTGTTAGGGCGGGTCAGTCTGGTATTATCCAGGTTCGCACCGTGAAGGGTGATAAGCATTCTGCTTGGGCTCAACTGAGCTATCAGGCAGCAGAAGCACCTAAGCCAGGCGAGAAGCCTATCCAGTGGATATTCACTTGGGCTCATGGTGGTTGGAAGGACGGTGACATGAAAACTGGTGTGCTGCGTGAGTATTTCTGGGCGCCTGGTTTGAAAACGCCGGATGGTAAGGCAAGGTCTTACGAGCGTCCTGTGTCGAGCAAGACAGGCGAGCCTTTAGAGGCACCAAATAACATGCCTATCCAGAAGCAGCCTCTCGTATCACCTAATGGTCTGTTTGTGAATGATGGTTCGTATGCTGTCATTTCGTGGACTGGTGAAGGAGCGAAGATTGAGGCTTCTACTAATGGTGGCGGTGACACGTGGGAGCGGTCGGCTATCTCGCTTGAGAAGCGGGCTGTTTCTACTGCACCTAAGGCTGATGGTAGCGGGCGCGAGTATATAAACGCTACGGCTGGGTACGATATTCGCTGGCCTAATACCGATGAGCGTGGATACGTGAATCGTGATGTGAAGCTTGACGATAAGGGTATTGAGTTGAAGCATGAGGGTAATATTATGGTTTACTCTGTTATTCGTGCTGATGGGTCGCGTGAGCGTCTACAGTGGTTCCCGTACTCTGTTTTGCGGTCTAGCTCTGGTATTGAGCTGCATGGTGGTACTTGGGGTGAGATTACAGGCGTGTTTTATGATGCGCCATAGTTGACCTTGAGTATATGCTGCACCTGCACTATATGTTTAGTGCGGGTGCAGTTTTTTATTCAAGTATTCCCGTGTTTTAGCGGTATAATTCAGGCGACAAAAAAAGGGGGAATATGGGTGAACATTGAGCTACCTAGAACCGGGCATCCTGTGGTGGATGCAGTAATCATAATGTCGGCTGCTGTCGTCATATCAGCAACAACAGGCATATACGTTTACAAGGCTGTGACTAGCAAGCTATCAACACTATCTGAGCAGGTTAGCACTGTTGGAGAAAAAGTGCACGTAGTAAGCAAGGACGTTGAGATAGCGAAGCACCAGGTAAAAAACGATCACGGTACTAACCTGCGTGATGACCTGGACGATATGCGAGACCGGCTAGACCTTATCCTTGCTGAGCAGTCACGGCAGGGCGAGAAGCAACGCGAGCTGAGTAAAGCAATCTCTGACGGGCTGGAAGAGCATTCGCAGTTGCGCACGCATATTGAGGGTGTGCGCAATGAGATGCGGCATGAGCGTGAACGTGTTGATAATATATTGTTGGCACAGACTGGCGTTTTGCCGGTTGTGCGAGCAGCTAAGAGAGGAGGTTAGTAGTGGCATACAAATTTGTGACTAACCGCGATGCGAAGAATTTCACGCCGGGCTACCTTGTGCAGTCTACGTTCGGGTACCCTCGTGTTATCACGAACATTACCTTGCATTGGTGGGGTAAGCCTGAATGGGGGCAGACCTGGGATCAGGTTATGGCTTTCTTCTGTGATTCGCCTACTGTCGGTACGAGTGCCCATGAGGTTATCTCTGACGGTATCGTTGGGTGTATTGTTGATCATTCTGCTGCGGCGTGGGCTAATGGTAACGCTAAGGGCAACGCGCAGTCGATTACGCTTGAGTGCAACCCGCGCATGTCTGAGGGTGATATGAACACTGTTGCTGAGCGTATCGCTGATATTTGGCGTGAACAGGGGCGTATTATCCCGCTGACTGAACATCGTGACTGGTTCTCTACCGAGTGCTCTGGCACGTGGAGTAAGGGCGAGATGACGCGCCGAGCAATGGCATACTACAACGGGGGCGGTGGCTCTCAGAAAGATTGGTTTGATATGGCAACCAAGCAAGAACTTGAAGAAGTTGTTTTCAACACTAAGCGACCTGAATTTGGTGGACGCACCCTAGCCGAGGCTGTGCGCGAGATCGACCAGAATACTTGGGCTGGCGTGCGTATGGTGAAGGTGCTTTTTAATCAGTTCCGTGTTGGTATCCCGCACCGCATGAAGGACGGTTCGCTGGCTGTAGGCTTGCGTAAGCTTCTTGGTTACTCTGATGAAACCCATGGTGACGCGCGTAAGACTGAGTATGATCAGGATGCGCAGGCTATGTACCGCAATTTCCCTAACTAATACTGATAGAAGGAAAAATATTATGAATAATGAGCGCTATGCTGGTAACGTTACCAAGACCGCGACTATGGGTGTTGCTATGGTTGGTGCGGTGATGACTATTCTCGTCTTCATTGCTGGCCGTGTTGGCATCGAACTACCTAGTGAAGTTCAGGCCGCTATTTCTACCCTTATCCTTGGTGCTACCGCGTACTTCTTTGGTCGCAACGCTGTAGGGGAAAAGGCTCACACCGAGGGCATCGTATCTGACGCTGTTGATTCACATGTTGGTGACGCTGTTTCCAAGGCTGTAGGGTCTGTCGATTTCTACGAGGCACTGGAAGCTATCTCTCGCGGCGTTGTAGGTGAGCCTGCACCTGAGCACGTGTCTGAGGTGAAGCCAAATCCTGCCGACTCTATGCGTGAGCAGTGGGAGAAAGAAGCTCTCGGTGGTCGCCAGTACCGCTACGGCGAGGAAGGCGCACCTGAGGGTGGCGCACCGGGGCAGATTTATGACCCGCGTGTAGGTTGGGTTGATGAAAACCCGGATCAGTTCCCTAACGATTCTGTAGCCCACTAGGTATGGAATTATCCCCCGCACCTGCCACATGAATTAGGTGCGGGGGATAATTTGTTTCGTCCGGAAACCAGAAAACAATACCTGAATCCATTATAGATAGTTTTGTTTACTTGGTACTAATCCAGTATATCAGCTAACTGCACGTCCTGGTACTCGATTCGCCGTGATTTGCGGCTCATGTATGCGGCTAATGCGTGCGGGATGAGTAATGCAATTCCGATTACTGCGCATCCTGTCACATACGGCATGTCTGCGTAGAGTTCTTCTCCGATCATTGCAGACAGAATGTTCACGCATAGCAGGAATGCGGATATGCCTATCATTATGCCGCCGAAGGTTGCAATGTTCTTGGTGATTTTCATGAGAGTGCCTTTCTAGAGTGTGAGTTTTAGGATTATTGCGAATAGGATTGCTGGTAGTGCTGCGAAGTAGTTGCCGAATATTGCGGCGATTGTGAATCCTATAAACAGGAGCATACACATACCTACTAGCAGGTTGTAGCAGTATTCAGTGATTTTCATTAGAATCTAACTACCTTTCCGTTTAGTCCTGAGCTTTCTAATATGTCTAGGTCTGAGTAAGTGTATGCGATAAGCACTGATGGGGCTGGCGCGGCGTGTTTCCCCTCTGCCCCGTTTGAGTCAAAGAATTTTGTCCTGCCCGCTAAAAACAGCGCACCTTTTGCTACTGGGAATATGTGATTGTGCCAGTAGCTTGTGTCTGTTCGTGCGAAGATGAACGCTATTCCTGAGCCACCGTTTTCCACATGCTCTGCCATTTTCTGCATCCAACGATCTATGCCTCGACCATATGGAGGGTTTAGCCATACACGACCCTCCCAGGGTTGAGCGAGGCCGTCATCTAGTTCTGTGTATGTTTTCTTTGCGCCTGTCCATTCTCTATTCTCGATTGGGGATGCTGGGTCTAGGTCAAATTCGCCTAGCTTGTCAAGAATCCTTCGTGGTGTTAACCATGTATCCGTTGCTTGTGCTTCGCGTTGTGGGATTGCCATTATTTCTTTTCCTTTCGGGTGTTCCATGCGACGTATTCGCGGGCGGCTAGTGCTGCGGCTGCCATTGCGAAGATTCCGTATGCCATTTGTTCTGCATCGAACTCCATAATGCTTAGGGTTGGGGTGCATACGATTACTGATGCTGCGATTACCGCTGTTGCTATGATTGTTGCGGTGATGATTGCTTTTTTCATTTTCTTTACCTTTCCTTTCCTTGTGCTTCTAGTGTATCACCCTATACCGGCTAAACCAAGCCAACATAGGGTGATACTAGTCATATTCAGTTGTAGTATTCAGGAATCCGATCCCGAATCAGTGTATCCGAATCAACAGGAAGCCCCTCAATAACATCTGCCTCCCAAGGTAATACGCTAAGAATATCAACGTACCTGCTGGCATCCGTCATTGTGACTATAGCCGCTGCTATGTTTTCCTCAGGTATCTCAAATGTTGCCGCTGATACTGGCCTGTTTTTCATGTCGCCGCGTCGAGTGAATATTTCGACAGCACCACTAGCTAACCTGCAGAACGTGTATATGAGCCTATCTTCATCTTGCTTACGCCTATAAAGCACAACAAGTTCTTTATGATCGAAACGAAATAGCAAATATGGCGGATCGTGTTTACTGCCCATTGTCTCGCTCTTCTAGAACCATGTGGATAATCATGTCATGCCTATTGTTGTTCACCCATTCGAGTTTTGTTTTACCACGTTGCACCTGCATGCCGCGTCTCTCAAGCGCAATGTTTATCAAGTCCTCGATACGCTGTGTGCGCCACACGATCTTTGATGTGCGCGGCATGTCGTACTCGTCAAGCACTTGTGCGATTGCCGAGTACTGTGCGTATGAGTTTTTGAACGCGGCCTGCGATAGGCGGGATGTGTCCAGCGCAGCCGTGTTGCCTATGATTTTTACGGTGATTACGTGGTGGAGAATATTTTTATTGCTCATCTTTCGCCTCGATCGAGAAATGGATGTCTGCGTATTTTTCTGCTGGCTGTTTTTCGTCTGGGACGATTCGCACTCTTTCGTCTTCAAATGCGACTTCTACAGCATCCCAGGCGGCTAAACGAATGGTTAGGCGACTGGAGTATGACCGCAGGAAGTTTAGCTCTTTTAGAGCGTTTTCTAGGCGCGTGTGCTCGTCAAACGCTAGAGCCGTAGTGTCGTGTGGTTTTACCTCGACTACACCGGACTCGTCTTTGGTGATTTTTAGGCTAATTTTACGCATCGAATTTCACTACTTTCTGTTGCGCGATTTCGTATCGCAGATCGGCTACCAAATTATCGAGTGAGGTGTGCAGGATGAATTTCATTGCTCGTGCGTAGCCTCGCTGTTTCGCGTGGATGCCGTTTCCTGCGATTGTTGTGTACTTTTCGGCAACTTTTTTGGCTGTTGCGTATGAGCAGTATTTGCCGTGCTGGCGGAATACTTTGGTGAGCTTTTGTGCCAGGTGCTCGAATGTGTCGGCGTGGATGATTACGTATTTCATGTATTTAATCATGGCATTACATGGGGTCTGTGTGCAAGCTGTTTTTGTGTGTTTATTGTTATTGTCACATATATATCAGGTGTACCTTCCTACACTAAAGTGCTATACTAGATAACGAAAAAGCCCCCGAGGCGAAAGCCTCGGAGGCAATTCCGGAAAGGAAAATAAGAAACAGAAAGGATGTCCCGGTGAATATTATACACCATTTCGACTACCAACACTCATTCACCATGGTGCCTAACCAAATTCTGCGCGATTCAAGGCTTTCATGGGGTGCACGCGGGCTTATGGCGTTTATCGTTTCACAGAAACCTGGATACTCACTCTCGCGCCAAGAATTAATCGAGGCATCACCTATGGGGCGCATGGGAGTGAAATCTCTAATCGACGAATTGCAAGAGCTCGGGTATCTGGAGATTTCACAGTCTCGCGAGGGCGGCAAATTTGGTTCTTCGATCATGGTTGCGAAGCTCCCAGGTGTCTCACATAGTGAGCCGTTGTCAGGTTTACCGACAGCGGTTGAACCGTCGACGGTTTCGCTGCATACTCCTCTTAATACTAAAGTTATTAATAATACTAATTTACCCCCTATAGTCCCCCGTAACGCTGAGGTGGCTCAGGTCACAGAGCCGCTACGCGCTGACGCGCTCGCTGATTATGATGAACTTGAAACTGAAGCTCTCGTGAGAATCGAACCTGACACTCAGCAGCATTGGCGAAAAGCTGACGAGGTAGTCCAGGTATCTAACGCAAATACCTCTCAGAAGCCACAGAACGCCCCTCTAAGCGATTTTGATACGTTCTGGGCACTAGTTCCCAGGCGGGTAGGAAAAAAGGCGGCAGAGCGCGCCTGGAGGGCTATAGAGCGACGTGGTGAGTCTCAGGACGCTATCGAAGGCATGCGAGCATACGCCCAGGCATTCGCCCAGAGCGGCACCGACCTGAAATATGTCCCCCATCCGTCCACCTGGCTCAATCGTCGCGGATGGGAGGATGACCTAGAGGCTGTATTCCCCTCTCAGAAGCCACGAATGACCGAATGGGAGCAAAAAGCGGCTCAAATGGGTTACGACCTATCCGCACTAAAAAAAGCCCCGCAAATCGCCGCACAGCGCTTTGAAGAAAATCGAAAGGAAATAACTCAATGGAACTAAACACAATGCGAGCGCTCTACACAATCGCCACCGGACTAGACCAGCGCCTAAAGCCACTACCTGACGAAATCCTTACGGTGTGGGCGGAGATTTGCGCAGAGGTTCCAGACAAGTACGCACGTGAAGTTCAAAAGAAGCTTTATTCAACGCGCCGCATATCTATACTCCAGCCGGGGGACATTCTGGAGACCTGGCAGGAGATGAAATCTGAGATTGATACGGCGATCGGGAAATGTTCTCGGCTGGCGGCAAAATATGAGTCACTGGAGATTGAGGATAGGCAGGATTACGAGACTGCTGTGCGCGTGTATGAGTCGTGGAAGCGTGCGTATGCTGCTGTTCCTGAGTTTGTGCGCAGTGAGGTTGATTTGTGTGTCCTGAGTGCCCCGCGTGCGCCGCGCGAGATAGAGTCTGTTCCGCCGCCGCCTGAGGTGCGGGCGCTTGTGCGTAGCTTTGGTGTTGGCGAGTCTGGTTCTATGCGCCGTGGCGCTGTGGAACGTGAGCGTGATAGGCAGATGCAGGCACTAGAGAACATGTGACGCACTTCATACAGAATTGGATTTACATTGCTGGTATTGCATGATACACTTGAGGTATCGAACGAAAGGAAAAGAAAAATGAGTGAAACACTCGAAGGCGCAATCAGCCTCACCTACCACCAGGACGAAAAAGCTGCATGGGTTGAACTACTGGAAGACATGCCCTTTGTGAAAGACACCGAGAGCGGTAAAAAGGTAGTAGAATACACCGAGAGATTCATAGAGAATGGGCTTGCACGGGTGCAGGTCAAAGACGGTACAGCCTTCAATTCGTCGCGGTACTGGCAGCAGATCATCGAGGGGCACCAAGAAATTATCAAGTCCCTAGAGAAGTACCTAGCCAAAGAATTGGCTGAGCTTGTACCAGACGGGCATGAACTAGCTCTAACCGAGGTAGCCGTGTACCACGCATACGTTGGCAATGATTTATGTGCAGTAGAGGATTACGAGGTAGGCACACGCAAAGTCTCCTAATGAAGATAATCATTGAGATACCGGATAGCCACCCGCTATTGTCGATAAACAGGCTAATGTCTGAGCATTGGCGCACTAGGCAGAAATCATCCAAATACTGGCGACAGGCAGGTTATGAGTCAGTGAAAGACTCACCACCTTTAGAGCCACCGGTCACATGTGATGTGTATATTTACCGCCCGCGCGCCGGGCGCTACGACCCTGGCAATTACTACCCCACAGCTAAAGCAATAATAGACGGAATGGTGGATGCTGGGATTCTACCAGATGACTCATTCGAGTACCTGGATGGCGCACACCTCCACCACGGAGGGACTGACAAAGAAAACCCGAGGCTTGAAATATTTTTCAGTCCATACGAAAGGAAAGGAAACTAATGTCCGATCTGCAAGATTTGCGTTACGCACTCAAGAATATTGACCTACTCGCCGACGAGCTCACCGATAAGAATATTGGACATCTCACCGATTTGCATGACGAGGTGGACAGGATTCGTGAAATGATTTCGCCAGATAACCCAGAGAATATTATTAGCACTCTATTGACTGTGCGTGAGGTCGCAGAGATGGAGGAAATGACTCCGAACGGTGTGCGCAAGGCGTGCAGCGCTGGTAAATTGAAGCCTTTTAGAACTTCTGGGAATGACCGCCTTTTTGATCCGCAAGATGTGTATGAATGGAGCAACAATAGGGTATTTTGGTGACTTATTTCACCCTCTATCGGCTTGTTATGGTCGGTAGAGGGTGATACACTAGAAGCATAAGGAAAGGAAAGAAAAAATGACAGTAGGATACCTGCTCCAAAACAGGTTCACAGGAAAAACACTGCGAGTAATCACAGAACTCGACGGTAAAAGCTACCTGGTAGCAAAAGACATTGACGAGATGTTTTTCAACGAACAAGGGCACTCGCGCACACTAAAGGCTCTCAAGCCAGGTGCGACACGCAAGAAATTCTCACTGCCCAAGAAGCTCGCAGCAAATGAGCGCACACGCAAGCTCACAGCGATAACTACAGAAGACTTGCTAGGCGCAACAGGTAAGCTGCGAGACGCAAGCGTGGCGCAGGCAATACAAGATTTCTGCCTAGTCTTCAACGTTTTCATGATCGGCATAACCCATGAAGCCAAGGTAAAGTCGTGGAAACATGGCGGTAAATGGTATGCAGATTGCAGCGTATGCGGAACCATGAAGCCTATGAATACACACCAAGGGATCATGCAAGCGTCAGACTTGCATATCAGGAAATTTCACCAATTCAAGCTAGTAGCAACGGCGGTAATCTAAAATGGCAGGAAAAGAATACACAACACACTGCGGTACATGCGGGTGCCCGCGTGAGGAAAGAACAAAGGGGTGCACGCAGTGCAATAACCGGCACCGCAAATGGAAAATCGTAGGCGACATACGATATAAAGCTCCAGAACCACCTAAATGTAAAGGGTGCGGAATTGACATAGCGGAAATAAATCCGGACTGCTCGATTTGCCGCAAGAGGCAGGAGAAGCGTAAGTATAAGGAAGAGCGGGTAATAGACCCTAACGAATATCGCAGTGCCGAACTAACCAAACAATACTACGAAGCATGGGTTACTGCTCGACGTGAACGCATCGCAAGACACAAGAGACTACTAGATGCTGGGAGGCGACCAATTGTCTAACCACTACCCAGAAATCGACGGGCATAAACTAACTGATTTCATCCACGAGCTACCATTCTATTTAGGCAATGTCATTAAGTATGTGTGGCGAGCACCTTATAAAGGTGGCATAGAAGACTTGCAGAAGCTTCTAGATTATCTAGACATGTCTAGCAAGCAATGGAAAGAATATAGCCTATCGAATGATGCAACAGAGCATCTATTCGAGCTGTCTAGCTACGATTTTTACTCGCAATATGAAGGGCTAGAGAGGATGCATCGACGATGTATAGGGTATGCGGCTAGTCTGATTTTAGAAAGTGACGAGTGTGACTCAATAGATGATTATTCCGAGAAGAATTTAGCGCTAAATGTGAGTATGCTGCAGGTAGAGCTAATACATAATAAAATATGACGAGTATCACCCTCTATCGGCTTGTTATGGTCGGTAGAGGGTGATACACTAGAGATACAAGGAAAGGAAAAGGAAATGAAATGGTATCAACTACGCAAGAAAGCAATAAAACAACCACTCAAGCCAGGTAGCCCAGAGTGGACGAAGAAAATCACCGCCTCAAAGGTAGCTGCGATATTGAAGGTGTCACCGTACACCTCCAGATATGCACTATGGCACACAATGAAGGGCAATATTGAGGGACAGTCGCCCTCGCGAGAGGTCGCGCAGCGCGGGCATATTCTAGAAGATGCTATAGCTAAATGGTATGCTCAACAGCACCCCGAATATTCTGTAATAAACCCGCACGGTCTAGCCTGGAGTCGCGAAGTGATTACGGCTACACCTGACCGCATTGTGGTTATCCCTGAGGTTGGTAAAAAATCACCTGAGGTGGTAGCGCTACTAGAGTGCAAGACTGCAATGAGCGGCGCAGAATGGGGCGCGTCTGGCTCTGGCGCTGACGGTATCCCGTTGGGGTATTATGCGCAGGTGCAGGCACAGATGTTCTGTGCAGGCATTAAAAAGTGCGTCGTTGCAGCACTGATCGCAATGCAATTTCGTGAATACGTTATTGAGTATGACGAGCAATATATTGAGCGGATGCGCCTAGAATGTTCTGAGTTTGCAGCGTCTCTCGAATCCGGCATAGAACCTAACTTTTCTGAGGAAGAAGGTGATATGTCTATCTATGAGGCTGTCCGTGAGCTACACCCTGAAATTGATGATGCGCTTGTCATTGCATCGGATGATGCGGCTGTTCGTATCGAGCGTTTCCAGAGGATTAAGGGGCTTTATAAGCAGACTGAAGCTATTGCCAAGAACTGGGCTTCTGTTGAGATGGGGCGCGCGGCAGAGCTTGAGTATAATGGTCGCACTATTGCTAAGCGCCAGGCACGCGGCATGGGTAAGCCTTTCGTAGTATTCAAATAGATAGTGACTTATTTCACCCTCTTCTGGCTTGTTTTAGTCAGTAGAGGGTGATACACTAGAGGTACAAGGAAAGGAGAGAAAAATGGAAAAAGGAAAAATCATCTGGGAAGTCCGTAACCGCATCATGCACGGATGGGTAATCACCAAAGAAGGCGTAGGATTCCACCTTCTGATCGAGCGCGACGACCCTACCGCTACCCACATAGAACTGACTATGCAGGGGCGCGTAATCCTAGTAGACGACTACGAGGTGCAAGAATCAGAGATACGCGATCTGCTATTCGACGAAATCTTAACTGAGGCGAACAGTCCTATGCTGGCAAATCAGGAATACGAAGAATCAGTATCTTGCTCAAAAGAATCAGCAGAAAAATTCTTCACCCACGCATACGAATCAATGCTATAAACCACTAGCCAGAAAGACAGGAAGCAGGAAAATGGTGCAACCACAGCCAGGAAACCAAATATCCCGTAATCAACAGGGTAAACAGATAGCCATACGCGATCTTCAAAAAAATGTTATCGAGCCACAGAAAGAATTTATTGCTGCTGCAATGCCAAAGCACATGCAGAGCGATGTTCTTGACTGGCTGGCTGCAGCGTCATTGGTAATCCGAAATGACCCAAAGCTGGTTTCACTTGCGATTAACGACCCGCTGCAACTCACCGTGATGCTTCAAAAATCGGCTCGGTATGGTCTCACACCTGGTACGGATGAAATCTACTTTGTGCCACGCGGACGCGAAATCGTCGCAGATATAGGTTATAAGGGGTGGGTTAAGCTGATCCGCCGCGCCGGGTACGCGAAGAACATTCACCGAATCGCAGTGCGCGATGGTGATAAATTCGAGTACGTCGAGGGTGTAGACGAATCACCTAAATATATGCGTGCACCTGACGAGGAACGCGGACAGTTAGTCAAAGCTGTAGCCTGGGTTGAATACAATGATCTAGCGGGCGGCGGAATTTCACCTGTAGTTCAGGTTGGTAAAGACCGCATACAGGCGGCCATGGATGCTTCACAGACTGCGCGCAGTAAATTCTCTCCGTGGCAGAAATACCCTGAAAAGATGTGGCTCAAAACGGCACTGCGTGAGCTTGCAAGTGTTGTGGAATGGTCTACTGAAGAGCGTCGCACAACAGCATTAGCTGCAATTCGTGAACGTCGTGAACTTGAGCTTGCGGCAATGCAGGCTGAGACTGAGCGTATGCAGGCTGAAGTGGCGATTATGGAGGCTAAGGCTAGGCTTCTAGAATTGCAGGCAAAATCTAGCGGCGGAAAAATTACACAAGATTAGATGTAATCTATTTCACCCTCTATCGGCTTGGTTTAGTTGGTATAGGGTGATACACTAGAAGTACAAGGAAAGGAAAGAAAATGGAAAAAGAAGAACTCTCAAAGTATGAGATTATGTACAGCGATAGCATCGAATCTATGGGATTTACACTATACAGAATACGTGCGCTAAAAGATTTCTCAAATGTGAACAGTGGCGATCTTGGCGGCTATGTTGGTGACTGCGAAAACCTATCACAGTATGGTGATGCATGGGTCTATGGTGACGCTCAGGTGTTTGGTGACGCTCAGGTGTTTGGTGGCGCTCAGGTGTTTGGTGACGCTCGGGTCTGTGGTGACGCTCGGGTCTGTGGTGACGCTCAGGTGTTTGGTGGCGCTCAGGTGTTTGGTGACGCTCGGGTCTATGATAATGCTCGGGTGTTTGGTGATGCATGGGTCTATGGTGACGCTCAGGTGTT